TTACACGCCCAGTGTCTAGTATATGATGAAAGTTTGTATGTATTTTATTATCATTTGATAGGTTTTTAAAGAATGCATCGCCATATGACGTACACAATTTCATAGCCTCTTTATATTTTACATACTTGTCAATCAATGGATACTGGAATCTATATTTATACATCTGTTTACCATTTACATTATCTAGCTTTGGCACAAGACACTGAAATACTTCCAACACCTGCTTAGGTGATGTCCATTTTATATCTATCTTTCTCAAGTCTTCTACCGCTGTAAACAAATCTGCTTGTACATACTTAGATACAAATCTATCTAGACGAGGATCAAGTGTAACCATATTATCTAAGCTATCTTGTAAACCATCAGCTTTTTCTGTGTTAACCTTCTCAATCTTCTTCCAACTCTCTGTATCCAAATCCAGACCATTATACTCAATGTCTGCAAATGCTAGCACAACTTCATTCTCAAGATCTACAACTCTATCGAGCTGATTTCTAATTATAAGTGGCAACTGATGCGTACGTATTTTTATCAAATACTCTACATCTTTTGCACCATACACAATCTGATTATCTGTAAATGGTTTGCTAGCTAGTCCTATAAATTTGTTACGCACCTCTTTATCTAGATCTACATCCAAATATCTTTTGCATACATCTTTTAGACCATAACCATAGTTTTGTTTACCACAGTTTAGCACACGCTCTACCAAATATGTGTCATAAACACCTTCACATATAATACTTGACCACTTTTTAATAAACTTGTAGTCAAACTTTGCGTTATGAAATATCTTTAGAATGTTTTTGTTCTGTAATATATTACGTAGTGGTTCAATGCTGACACGTCTAGTATCAATAACAAACTGCTGATCTGCGTCACCAATCTGAAACATAATCATCTTCTTAGTAGTAAAGTCAAAGCCTTCAGTCTCTGTATCTACACCAAGTATTTGTTTTGTCTCACAATACCTTACCACATCACCAATCATTGCTGACTGATAATGTGGGGAAGGTACAGTTTTTGATGAACCATCTACTAAATGTATCATGAGTTTAATTTATTTTCTACTTCTATCCAATATATTCTCTCTGCCTCTGCGTAATCTGCTTGCACTTCTAAGTTCTTATTATAGTCATTGATTATCTTAATTGCAGCACCTGCTTTTATAATATCAATGTCCATATTATCAAACTTAAAGATAAGCAATTTCTTACGAAGCGCAACCTCATATGCTAGTTTAAATTCGTTACCTCGGTCATCTTCTATCAATGAATAGACCCATTTCATCTGTCCCATTTGTTTCTATGTTTTAATAGCTCGCATACAATAAATCCTAAGACACCACCAAAGATGAGCCATAGTATTTTTATCTCTGCAAGACTTGTTATTACTAGTTTTGTCTCTTCTCCCATCATGCGTTCCCAACTGTATTAGATAGCGCCTCTGGCCAAGCCTTTGTAGAATCAAACCTTTCAGTAGATTTGTATTTTCTTTTACCTTTTGACTTTGTTGTATTACTATTACCTGGACCAAACGTGCCAAATCCTGCTGGCATTTTATCTCTAGTTTTACTTAGTTTAGTTTTTTGGTCTCTTTTAAACAAATCTCTTATTTGTTCTTGTTCTTCATGTTCTGACCTCTGATAAATTACACCAGAGATAAATCCAAATCCGTATGCTGCAAGTGTCCCTGCAACAAAAAATATTGTTTCCATTTTGTTATTTAATTTAATTATTTATATCTAAAAAACGTTGTTCTATACCACTTGACTTTGTGTTTCTAGTTGCAATACCTGGATTAAATCCAAACTGCATCTGAAAACCTATGTCATCCGTGATAATCTTAGGCATCTCAAACGTTTTAACTATTTTTTCCCTGATTATTTTCTTTCCCTGAAAAATAATCTCTTCATTTACCGCTGTACGTTTTATTACAACCGGTATTTTTCTATCATATCGTATCATAAACTTATTTTAAATTATGTACAAGACAATGGGAAACGGTAGGCTCTCTTGCTCCGTTGTTAATAAGGATACCGCGCGCAGTACCTTTTGTCGATTGTTTTGTTTCGTCTCCCATTATCTCATACTAATACACAGATTACACTATCTGTTTTTACATCATACTCATTTCTTGAGTAGCCTCAGCTAGAGACTGCTCAACTGCAACATTAACTCTATCATGTTGCACTAGTGTATGATAATCTTTATATCCATCACCTTTAGCATATGTAATGTAATGATGAGAATAAATATGCTTACCATCTTTCATCAAAGCCTCACCTGTTGATGGATTAACTTTGAAGTCATTATTATTAGCTTGCCAAGTATCTGGTGTTGTGTCTTCACTTAACACAACTCTGAATCTACATCCGTTTTCCACATTAACAGGATTAAGAATGTTAAGAGTCAAAGCTTGCTTAGTTTTACCACCTTTAGTCATTATTGGTGTAAAATCTGCATTCTCAATATCTAAGCCAGCTATTTGTAGCTTAGCCTCAAGATCTTTTGCAGTTGCTTTTACATACACATGATTATTACCACCACGTCTGAATCTATCATCGCTGTAGTTTAAATCTGCTAGTACATTAACTGGACGATCAGTAGTTTCTGTTACTGATGTACCACTAATAATACTACGGTCAATTTTCTCCACAAATAATGCTTGATATGAATCATTTGCTGATTTTTGAATGTGAACTAATAAAGTTTCGTCTAGTTTTAAAGTGTCTAGACTACCACTATTTAATTGATTTGCCATGTTTAAATTGGTTTTAAATTGATTATTAATGTGATAATTTGAGGTATTATCTTGACCTTTTGTAGTTAAAAGACTCTTATCATACACCTATCATCTATCGAAGTAGTAAATAGTATGCAGAGTTTATGAGTCTTTTTAGAAGTTAACTAAGGATAGGCAAACAAGTTATTATGAAAACACACACGTATCACTCGAATTAATTTACGTGTCAATTTAAATTCAAAAAAACCTATCCTTAGTTATTAAGTGTTATATTGTATTATGTTAGTAATTAGATTAGTTGTTGATTTACACTAAAATAGTGCGTGAGCGTGTTAGCATGCGCACGTACACCGTGAAATAGCAAAGGTCTTTGACTGCTTCGTAAGCATGTTGTCATTGACTGCATTACTTAAAAAGGGGATTACTCCCCTTTTGGCTACTGCCACTTTAGAAAAGTTAGAGGTTCTCCACTTCTAGTGGTGAATATCTCTCCTGTTTCTGTATTGGTTTTAGTTCCTCTAATAGGATTAGAAGGTATATCTATATTAGAACCAATTTCAATAGTCCTATCATTGTCTTCGCAGAAGACATAACCTATTGCACCCTCAGTGCAATATGGGTTAAGACGATAAGAGATTAGCATGTGGTTATCAGTGTGCTTAAGCACAGTAGCTTTTATAGTTTCCATAGTGTAAATATGTATTAAGATTTATACGCCCAATACGGGGTATTTCAAATCCTGTACATAGCACGGGTCATTGACTGCACTGGTTCACACGTTCACAAAACCTGTTAAAAAAAATTTTTTTTATTTTTTATTTTTTTATTTAAAGTTTTTATATCTTTGCACTGCAACATTATTCATCCCCCGGTAACCATAAAAGGGATTAGACATCGGATTGTAGTCTCAAATAGAGATAGAGTTTTCTCCGGTAGTTGCAAAAGAGTTAACGTATAAACTCTAGTTAGGATACAATGCACACAGGTAAGTGCGATGAATTAACATCAGTTTTAGTATCCTTGGGTCCCGTAAAACGGAGCACTGCTAGAGTGAAATCACAACTTGAAAAAGAATTCCCAAGGGGGAGAGCTATATTTTCTCCACAGATGCTTGGAAATGTAAAAAAATTGTTTATATATTTGCATAAAAAGTATATAGATATGAATTTTAAACCAAGCGGAAGCTGGATAGTCCTTCCGGACCCAGTAATTACAGAAACAGAATCAGGAATAATATTAGATGAAGCTACGGCTATGGAGAACTCTAAACGATCAAACGTTTTGGAGGCGCTAGCTGTTGGACCTCATTGTAACTTTGTAGAAAAAGGTGACACTGTAATGGTAGATCCTAGATCAGAAGCTGCAAGAACAGAAATAGATGGTAAATTATACCTAATTATTTCAGAACATCAAATATTAGGTAAGTGGTAACAGGACAAGTTACTCTAAGTTTAGAAGATTACCACACTTTACTAGAGGCATCTAAAAAGGCTGCAGAATTAAGACAAAACACTGAACTGTTATTAAAAGAGTTACAAGTGTTTTTGTCGTTTATGGCTACACGTGCAGAAATAGAACCGTACATAGTAGAGTTTAACAAGCAGTCTAAGACATCTGTTATAGAAATAAACGGGGGTATTGCAAAAATTAAAGAAAAATGAAAAGAAAGATAACAGTAACTATGGATACTACGTATAAATACGTACAATTATGGAATGGTATTTTTAATTTAACAGAAAAAGGACTACAAATACTGTCTGCATTTATAGATGTACAGATAATTACAGAAGAAGACAATTTTTGTAGTGTAAAAAACAAGAAAGAAGTAGCAAGAATAGTAGGTATTAAAGATTACAACACCTTAAATAACTATATTAAGAGATTTAAAGATAAAGGTGTAGTATCTAAAAAGGATAATAATTATAAATTAAATAATTTACTAAATCCTAATACATCTTCTGTAGAAATAATAATAAATAAAGGATAATGAAGATATTTGAGCAGATAGTGCCATCATATTTTGAGATAGGTGATATGGAGATTATAATTTTACAAGATACTATGGGTAATTGTTTAACTATAAAAATTAACTACTATGAGTGATGCTGAAAAACCAGTAACACCATCATTATTTAATATGATTAGTTCTTTTGCTAGAGATCTAAAAGAATATGTAAAACAAGGTGCACCAAATGTTACAACAGAAGATTATATACAAAGATTAGAAGAATGTAATACGTGTGAGCACCTAGTAAAAGAAAAAATGAGATGTGGATTGTGTGGATGTTTATTAGAACACAAAGCAAAGTGGAAAACAACTAGCTGTCCAGACTCAAGATGGAAAACACAAATATTAGATGGCGAAAGACAAGAAAGCAATAATACAAACGCTAGCAACTAAATATAATTTACCTTTAAAAAAGGTAGAAGAAATAGTAAACCATCAGTTTAAGTTTGTAGAAAAGATAATGAAGAATGGAAAGTTTGAGATGGTAAGATTACCATATTTTGGTAAATTTTCTGTAAACCCTAAAAGGGTAGAACATATAAATAAATTAAAAGATGAGTCTGAGGGATGATTTAATACATATAATAGATAACAGAGCTACACTTAGTGCATATGCATTGACTGTAAACGAGTTTAAAGATTTAACAGTAGAAGAGTTAGCTTTTGTATATTTTACAACAGATCATAAGTCACCTTTTTCTGTATATGAATGGGAACAACGTGTAATTGAAGTAAAAAATAGTATATTTGGGAAAAAGAATAACTTTAAACCAAGCGCAAAAGTTTTAGCAGCTTGTGAAAAGTATGATAAATTAATTGAAACCTCAGCTGTTAGATTACTACGAGCAGCAAGAGAATCTGTTATAAAATTAGAGAAGTATTTTAGAGATATAGATTTAACGTTAGTAGATGATAACGGCAGGCCTATTTTTCATGCAAAAGATTTAATTAGTAATTTAGAAAAAATGGGTAAGGTAGTAGATGGGCTTAGAAACTTAGAAGAGATAGTAAAGAAAGAAGAACAAGCAGCTAATACTAATAGAGGAGGTATTGAAGTAAATAAATATAGTATGTAATGGATTTTTTAGAAGATTTAGAGCTTTATGAACGAGCAATGCAAAATGCTTACTTGTTGATAACTAAACGTAAAACTTTAGATGACATTTATTATAATTTAGAGGCTGATGAGTTAGAAGATTTTCCTTTACCTTTTGATCCTCTACAAACTGATGGTAGAAGCGCAGATGTAATAGATGTTGTAATAGAATATTTTACAAGTACAGAAGAATACGAGAAATGTGCTCATTTAGTTAAGATAAAAAATAAATGCTTAAAAAAACAGACAGGGTCAGACCAGCAGCCATTAACTTTATAAATAATGGTTACTACACATCTGCACTTCCAGGCACTCGAGAGTACTATGAGTTTTGGGATGAGGAACAAGACAGATGTATGTATGGTTATAAGGTAGGAGATTTAGAAATAACTGGATTTCATTACTTTTATTTAAACTATTGTCCTATTGATAGAGCTGTAGATGAGTTATTACCTGATGGCACAATGCAAGCAAAACGTGAGCGAACATTCCCTAGATTTTATGACGGAGATTATGAATATTTCCACGAGATAGATAAAGCAAGAGCAGCAAATAAACATATGATAGTTTTAAAAGCAAGACGTAAGGGATATTCTTACAAAGCTGGATCTATGCTTGCTAGAAATTACTTTTTTGTTAGAAATAGTAAAAACTTTGTATTTGCATCTTCTAAAGAATTTTTAATTGGTGATGGACTACTCTCAAAAGCTTGGGAGTTTTTATCTTTTATAGATGATCATACTGCATGGTCTCAACCAAGATTACGAGACAGAGAAATGCATAAAATGTCTGGATATAAGAAAAAAGTAAATGGAATGGAGATAGAAATGGGTTTAAAATCCCAGATTATAGGTGTATCTCTAAAAGATAATCCAGATAAAGTAAGGGGTAAGGCAGGTGAGCTAGTATTTTTTGAAGAAGCAGGATCTTTTCCTGGATTACTAAAAGCATGGGAGGTAACAATGCCAACAATGAGACAAGGTGCGAAAACATTAGGAATGATGGTAGCATTTGGTACAGGTGGTACAGATGGATCTGATTTTGAGGCTATGGAAGAAATATTTTACAATCCAGCAGCATATGATTGCATGGATTACGAGAATATATGGGATGAAGGAGCTATGGGTACAAGATGTGGGTACTTTATACCAATACAAAAAAACTTAGATGGATTTATAGATGAAGAAGGTAATTCTATACAACAAGATGCTATAGAATATGAAGAACAAATGAGGGAAAAGAAAAAAGGGGCTGCAGATGCAAAATCTTTAGACCAATATATAGCTGAGCACCCCTTCTCCCCTCAAGAAGCAACACTACAAGTAACAGCTAATTTATTTGACATTGCATCATTGCAAGAACAATACAATAATGTAAAAGCTAGAAATTTACAATCAATAGGTACTGCAGGTAGACTGTATCACAATGAAAAAGGAGAAGTTAAGTTTAAAATAGATGGTGATCTAAAACCTATAACTAAATTTCCACACAGAAAAGATGATGATAAGACAGGAGCAATTATAATATACGAAGCACCTTATAAAAATCAAGAACAACAAGTGCCTATAAATTTATATGTAATTTGTCATGACCCTTACGGTCAAAATCAATCAGCAGACT